ATCCATCTAGCGTGTTTGTATCGATCGTAGGTTTCATCTTTAACAAAAGCCTTAACCTCGGTGATTTCTTTATCATACCAGTGCCTGGTCTCATCCTTTTCCAAGTCAATCAGTGCCCTCTTCCTCCTTTCGGGGTACGGACACTGGTCGATCCAAGTTTTGAAAGTCACATCCTCATCAGGTGATAGTGGGGTGAATTCGCGCTCCAAAAACGCATCAACAAACACGGCCAGGTCGTCAATCAGCTTATCGACTCCGTGATGTTGGTACTTACACACTCTCTTTCGAGCGCCCTCAACTTTCGTCACGGCGTCATCTTTATCACACTTCGGTCTGGCTGCACCAACATAGTGGCAGCCGAGTGACACAGATCCAACTTTTCTGAGTAGTGTGGTGTCATCCACCTTAAACTTCACACCCATCTTAACATAGGGGTGACTGAGTAATGTAACTTCGCCGTAGCGATACGGGTAGCAGACAGGTCGGCGAATGACCCTGTCTGCTGCTAGTGAAAAAGCTCATCGCCGGGTATGTTTCTCATGTTGTGGTAATATAGCTGTTTCGCCACAAACAAAGAGCCCTGCACGATATCGCACGAAAAGATTGCCGAGCGGTCATAACCAACTGTGCTCGACAATCGTAGGTGATTTGCCATTGCCTTCGGTATGTCATCAATCGGTACACCAAATGTAACTCCCGGCGAGTTGGCCTGCATGACCAATTCACCACAAGCTAACACTTCCTTCGTCCATGTTTGAATGAAGTTACGTTTTGTGTATACCTTAACATAGAAAGGGCGCGACTGATGCTTGGCATCACGTCGGGAATTGACGTCGGTACGCATGTTTCCTCCAGCTATGAAGGTTCTCATGGTTTCGTTGTCACTCGGACAATGGCGCGAGAATGCTATGCCGAGTTTCCTTGTTAATCCCAATGCGGAGTGTCCTGTGTGCACCGCCGTATTGTAATCATACGCCTTAACCAATGGCCAAATGAGGCCAACAATCAGTAATATGGTCATTACCGGAATGACAGTGATTACAGTTGCTGGATTGTTCCATTCTAGAGCAGTAACAAAAATGAAGATGAGAGCAAATACTTGCAGGCAGATTGACCCAACACTGTTTAACTCCCTACTGAACCTGCGAGTGTCCAGCCTCTCCATTTGCTCTAAAATCCACCTGTCACGAGCACCATTATCATCGGTGCTCGCCGCAGATCTTGGGGTCCGTGGTTGTGACTCGTAGTCCACGGAATCCTCAATCTCTGCCTGTTTGAACTCTTTGATGAGTTCATTAACGGCGTCACGGGCTCCTGCAGCCCTAGATAGAGAGTCAGACAAACTCATAGCGATTGAATTGGTTGCTTCGAAGCCACGCGTTCGCTGAGTTTTCTTGTTTTGTCGTCTTCTCTGATTTCTCGTCTGTGATTTCCGATTATCACCACTGACGTCCCGTGGTTGCTTAGTTGGAGCCACAGGGAAAATCGATTCAAATCGAATCTTGCCGTTTCCACCTCTGGTGCGGTCGGTTTCAGATTTCTCGTCATTTCCAGGCGCACCGTCTGGGCTGGCTGAGCCCAGGGAAGGGTTTTTGCCGGGTTTTTGAATCCCCGGCTGAGGGCATTTTACGTCTTTGACGCCCCCCAAACATCTAGCTGAAGTGGAATGATTTGACATATTTGCTACGCCAAACCATCCCACATCAACTAGATGCCAGAGGGGCAATTGCCGATTTT